ACCTGCAGTTCTTTTGAAACTCCTCAATCGACGCACGTAGTAATAGTTGTACGTCTGGTGTTGTATTATCTGCCTCATCCACAATGATAACTTTGTGACGAGATTCAGATGTAAGAGAAACAGTACTAGCAAAGGTCTTTGCCTGATTGCGTACAGTGTCCAAGAATCGACCCTCATCAGACCCATTAATGACATAACTATCTACTCCCAATTCATTACACAATGCTTTCGCAATGGTTGTCTTACCAACACCAGCAGTTCCAGACAAGAGAAGATTTGGTATCTCACCTTGATCTATAAAACTTTGAAAAGTGGTCTTCACTTCAGTAGGAAGTATACATTCCTCAACTTTCTGAGGTCTGTATTTCTCTACCCATAAGAAATCATTCATATCATGTGTTTGGTTCTAAAGCAATAAAGTACTTTATACCATCTCCTTGAAATAAAGCAACGTTAGAATTACTCAATGTTACATTATAATCACCAAGTAAAAGTTTCAAATTCTCAACTTTAAAACAGAAACAAAATTCTGTATCTGTTTCTCCTACTCTAACAGAATAACTATTAGAAGTATCATTCTTCTTATCAGTCACTCTCAAAGTCATTTCAGTACCATCACCATACAAACACAGATCTGGAAGTTGATAGATACTTGCTGCACGTTGAAGTTGCTGTAGTGTAGAAGACTCTAACTTGAAATTTACATCTTCAGATGGAAGAGAAATTTCATTCTCTGGTGGTTGAGTGATAATATCAGGATCAGCATAGAAGAATCTAGTCTTAGATCTACCTCTCTCATCACTAACAGTCACATAATTATCTTTA